TTTGAATCTTTTACACCTGAATCAGTCTTTTACATCTTACCTGTTTACGAAGATTTACTTCGCGGAGGTCAACTAGATTTATCTAACCGTGTAAGGCGCTCGAATGTTTCCTATAAGATTACAGGAACAAACTTTAGAATATTTCCAATACCAACATTCGCATCAAAACTTTTTCTAAGAATTAGACAATATCCAGATCCAACGCAACCTTCGTATCGTGATGATACAATTCATGGTGTGTCAAATATGAACAGCTTGCCTTTTGGTAATGTCCAGTATAACCGCATTAATAGCATAGGTCAACAGTGGATTAGAAGTTACACTCTAGCTATTTCAATGGAACAACTAGGTTATATTAGGGGTAAATTTGGAAGTATTCCTGTACCTAATTCTGATGTCACGCTTAACAGTTCTGACTTAATAACTAATGGCCGCAGTGATCGTGACGCGCTTAAAGAAAAACTCAGAGAATTATTAGATTCAATGACCTACGACAAACTAATGGAGATTCAATCAACACGAGCAGAATTAATTCAAAAACAACTTAAATATGTGCCTGTACCAAACGGCAAAGCAATCACTGTATTTTAACCAGCAAGGATTATAATCATGGCTAGACTTTTTATCACACCAAGAGAAATGAATTTTATTAACGATATCGCTAAAGAAGTGATCAAAGATGTTGTTGGACAAAAAATATACTTATTTCAAATTTCAGAAATTAAATCAAAAGTACACGACATATACGAAGAAAGCCCGGATAAGGTTTTTGAATCACCAATTGAACTAGATTGTTTGGTAAAATATAATGAACAAGAAATTAGAACAAATCGATTTGGGTCAGAAGAATACTACACAATTGAGGCCTATATTCAATCTCGTGACTTGCTAGACAAAGGTATAGAAATATTAGAAGGTGACTTCTTTTCATATGGAAGTACTTTTTTTGAAGTAATTAAAGCACCTTTGTCAAACACAATATTTGGACAAATTGAGCATAAGCGCTTTATTACGATATCAGGTCGTCAAGCAAGAAAAGACCAGTTTCTATCTAAAGTCTTCGGGCCGACGTCAGAAGAATACACAGATAGTGATGCCGTACAGGATACCTTTGTTCAACAGCGAGGATATAAGGAAAATAGATTAGGGGCAACGGGTGATGTAAGAGACTTAAGAAAAAATGGTGTATTAGAAGAACCATTATCAGGCCCGCAAGAAGTTTCACCTAAAGGCGATTCAACAAGAGCCGGCTCTTCATTTTATAGTGACAAATAATTATGGCTAAAACAAAGATCCCACCAAAACAAATCTTAATTAAAGCTTTTGACGGTAAAAATGTGCCTAAAGATTTTGAATTTCCGTCTATTGGTATTGAAAATATTGACCGGGCAGTATTTGATTTATTTAATGAAACACTCAACTTTCAAGTAACTTCAAAAGATCAAGTTAAAAATGTGCCTGTTATTTTTGCAACAGGTGAAAGATTTGCGCTCACACGAAGAAAAAACCCAATTAGAGATAAAAACAATACAAATATCCTGCCTTTAATATCAATTGTCAGACAAAACTTAGATATCGGCCCTAGTCAAGGTGGTAAGAAAACCGCAATTGCACTAAGAGCACAACCAAATTACACAATTAAAAATAGATTATCAGAAAAAGATAGAAATTTTCAAAATATTATCAATAAACCGGGTTTGCGTAATCAAGATAATGTAGCTACAAATAATAATTTTATAGATGCAAGTAGTAATCTAGGCGCAAAAGAAGGGAAACTTGCGTCTAGAAGAGAAAAAAGTAACTTACAATTCTCAAAAACAGCAAAAGTTAATTTAAATAGTGACTTGGGTGCGAATATATTCGAAATTATTCAAGTACCTTACCCATACTTTATTACTATGACGTATAATATAACTTTTTGGTGTCAATATATGCAGCAAGGAAATCAAATGATTGAATACTTGCTAAATAAAATTGATGTTCCGGGTGGCGAATTTGCAATTAAAACAAAGGAAGGTTTTGAGCTAGTTGCATTCATTGGGGATACAATCAACTTTGATAATAATTTTGACAGTATGACTGATGATGAAAGAATAATTAAATATGGTTTTGATCTGACACTACCTGGCTATATTTTAAACTCAAAAGTTCCTGGTCTACCAAATCAAGTAAGGTCTTATCTTTCTGCGCCAATAATTGATTTTACCTATTATGATACTAGTAGCCCTATAAAGTTAGATTATCAACCCGAGACTAATAAAGAGGAAATAGAGCGTCATGTTATGACTGACTTAACTAGCAAAGAAATGTTAAAAACCCGAAGGGGAGAGAGTAATGAAAGTCTAGAGTCGTATGTCCCTAACCCCTTTGGCGACGATAGTAAAACAGAGTTCTTAAGAGTAAGAAATGTCAATTCTAGAGCAGGAGAGTCTGTTGTGTCTGCTAGAATAATTAAAGAAATCGATAGGCAATATGAATAATTTAAAAAAGATATTACAAACACAAATGAATACTTATATAAGTAATTTTAGGAGAGATTAATGGCAGAGCAAACATTTAGATCTCCGGGTTTTTTCGAAAGAGAAATTGATTTAACTCAGAGAACAGTAGAAATCGAAGGTGTACCTGCAGGGATAATTGGGACAGCAACCCATGGTCCTGCATTTGTTCCTGTCACTCTAGGGTCGTTCGTTGATTTTGAGAGAAAATTTGGAACCCTTAATAGAGCACAGTTTGGTCCTTACGCAGTGAGCGAATGGCTAAAAAATAGAACAGCAGTTACATATGTCAGGGTGCTTGGAGCAGGAGCTGCAAACAGTACCGGTGACATTCAAACAACTTTAAGTCAAGGCACAGTTAAAAACGCCGGCTTTAGAATTAAAGGAACCACAGCAGATGCACAAACACCAAATCCTTTAGCAGCTGAGAATAGACATGCAGGTGCTGTCCAATTTATTGTTGCGTCTCATGATGTCAACACCTTTGAAGCAGCTGGGTATCCTTTATTTACAGACAGTGACTCATTTGACACTTCTACCTCTGTTCGTTTAGTTAGAGGTATGATATTGACTGCAACTGGATCAAGAATCCAACTCTTGGATCATGATCAGTCATATAGTGTTACAAATACTGCTGATGATCTGGCTAAGATATCCAGTTATACAGGTGGCAGTGAAGATGGAACGTTTAAATTAGTACTTTCTAGTGCAATAGGCTCTACTTTTGGTAATGATGAAAGTAAAACAGGTATTAGGATATACACTGCTTCTTTAAATCCAACCAGTAAACATTATATAGGTAAGTTTTTAAACAGCAACCCAAGTAAATTCCAAGAAGAACAGCATCTCTTTTACGGTGATTTTGCTGTTGAGGATGAATTAGCACGTGTCACGTACAATGGGTCTTACGGTACTGTTGGTATTACTTCTGGCTCAGCCGGTGCTAGCGCATCGTCCGGAGATACATCACAATCTTTTAGGGATGCTTTTGGAAGATTTGATACGAGATATCGATCAGCAAAAACAACTTCATTTATTTCCCAACCTTTCGGGAATAAAGAATATGATTTATTTCACTTCGAATCATTAGATGATGGTGCAGTTGGTAATACAAGAACAAAAGTATCAATAACCAATTTAAAAAGATCAACAAATAAAAAGAAAAAGTTCGGAACGTTCACAGTTTTAGTTAGACACTATAGTGATACAGATACTAATCTTAAGATATTAGAACAATTTCCACTTTGTACTTTAGACCCTAAAGATGAAAATTATGTCGCTAATAAAATTGGAGACATGAAAGTATATTATAACTTTGATGCTGAAACAGAATCAGAAAGAAGAATTAACGTTGACGGTAAACGACCTAATCGTTCACAATATGTTAGAATTCATATGAATAGAGCAGTTGAAGACGGATTAATTCCTAATGACACCCTGCCGTTTGGTTTTAGAGGATTACCGGTAATCAAAACAAATGATAACTTTACTGATGATGACAGTGTTTTAGCGGGTGGTGCCTTAAGACAAAGATTATCAGCAGTTCAAGGAAGTGCTGCTGTTGATGGGGAACACTTAACTGGATCGATTTTACCTCCTGTACCATTTAGATTTAAAGCAACACGAGGTGCACTTGAAAAAGATTCAACCCCTAGCTTTACCGGTCAGCCAGGTGCATTAGAATTAGCAGACAATAGATTCTTTTGGGGCGTTAAAATGGAAGCGCTTCCGTTGACAGGTGCTATTGGTGACGCTATCTTGCAAGCAAATGCTTCTTCAAGGATCAATCCTTTGGTTCAGAGCTATGGTAAATTCCTAGGCTTAGAAAAACTTGATACTTTAGTAACTGGTTCGGGTGCTGATACCTTTAATAATAATAAATTTAGTTTATCAAAAGTTTCATTATACAATGAAATAGCAACGACAACAACGATTGAAATAGCTATAGCAGCTGCCGTTACAGGAAGTGCTAACGAACATATGCGTGAAGCAGCTTATATAAGAAACGGTGTCTTAGAAACAAAAAATTACACAATCCTGGATGACGGATCAACACCGATACAACGCGTAACTTTTGCAACTTTAGCAGCAGCCAGAAACGCAAAGTATTTTAATCGATTTACAGAATATGCAAAATTCACAAATATTTTTTACGGTGGCTTTGACGGATTAAATATCTTGGACAAAGACAACCGATTAATGAACGATAGGGCCTCGTCAGTGGATGCAAAGGGTAAAGGTAATGTTGCAAACGGAACTTTTACACACCAGAATCTGCATGCAGATTCTGCAGCCGGGTCTGGAAAAGATAATAATATAATTAATTCATATCGATCAGCAGCTAGAATAATTACAGACCCAATGGCGTCACGTGTCAATGTTGTTGCTGTTCCTGGGATTAGAGAACCTTTTGTTACAGACTTTGTTGGTGACTTAACTAGAGATTACAGCAAGGCAATCTATTTAATGGATATTCCTTCATATGACGACAACGGAAATAGAGTATTTAGTAAGACGGTGCGCCCTAGTGTACAAGAAACTATTGATGTTTTTGAATCGAGAGCAATTGACAACAGTTATATTGCATCGTATTTTCCAGATATGATTTTTGCTGATGATGTTAATAACACAGCAATATCAATGCCTTCATCAGTTGCTGCGCTTAAAGCCTTAGGGTACAATGACGCTGTTTCTGCTCCGTGGTTTGCCCCTGCAGGTTTTAATAGAGGCGCATTAAATAACGTTTTGAATTCTGAAGTCAGACTTAATGCAGAAGATAGAAATATACTTTATGAAGCAAGAATCAATCCTATTGCCAACTTCCCTAACGGTGGATTTGTTATATTTGGACAAAAAACATTGCAGCAAGACCGGTCTGCTTTAGATCGAGTTAATGTTAGAAGAATGCTCTTAGAAGTTAAAAGAATTATTTCAGACATTGCTAATAAGTTAATCTTTGAACAAAACACACCTCAAACTCGTGCAAGATTTGTTGCTGAGGCGACACCACAATTGGCAACCATACAAATTCAGCAAGGTGTGGATCAATTTCAAATAGTGATGGATTCATCTAATAATTCAAATGAAGATATCGAACAAAATCGCTTGAATGGTAGAATTGTGTTAGTCCCAACACGTGCAGTAGAATTTATTGCAGTAGATTTCATTATTACGAATTCAGGTGTAAGTTTCGAATAATTAAGATAAACGGAGAGATTTTATGGCAGAAATAACATTTAAGTCAGCAGGTGTAAAAACTAGAGAAATAGACTTGTCACAGCCTAGTCGCACAGGGCCGATTGGAGTTCCAGCTGGAATTATTGGTACAGCGACTGACGGTCCAGCTTTTGTTCCTTTGACTTTTGCAAACTACAGTGATTTTATTACAACATTTGGTGCGTCTGATGGGGAGAAGTTTGGACCTATTGCAGTTAATCAATGGTTGAATAATGCGCAAGCAGTTACTTATATGCGTGTACTAGGGGCCGGTGACGGAAAACAAAGAAATACATCAACAGGTAAAGTGACAAATGCTGGTTTTACAGTTGGTAATAGAATTGTCCAAGAAAGTGGATTAATTGGGGATAACGCATACGCAAAAAGCGGTGCAGGTGCAGACAAAGGTCAAACCTATTTCTTAGGCACGTTCATGTCTGAGTCCAACGGATCAACTATTTTTAGTGATGCTGGTATACAAAAAACCTCGATCACGATTAAGGCAACGGCTACAATTAATTTTACTGGTGTACCAGCTGCAGATGAAACCATTGTTATCACAGATGCAGCTGGAACTGCAAGAACGTTTACAGCCAAAGATGTTGACGATACTGCTGCTTTACAGTTTTTAAGATCTAGTACAGCAGCGAATGCAGCGATATCATTAAAAAATTGTATAGAACATGCAAATGGATTTAATAATACAACTATAACAGTCACTCGCGATGATACGACTCTTACACTTACACAAACAACTCCAGGTGCAGTAGGTAACAAGACAATAACAACAGGTTTGGCAAATACAACAGTTTCAGGGTTTTCAGGCGGTTTGGATGATAATCATGCTGTCCCAATTCTCAGAGGTGTTCTTCTTGCACCAAGTGGTGTAATTTTACATTTAAGTGGTGGTAAAACACAAAATTCTGGGCCGCCAACAAAAGGGAATACAGCTACAGTGTCTAAACAAGGTCATGTTACCGGATCTGTTGATTTAGCAACACAAGACTTTGTAATGTTAATGAACGGCTTTAATAACTTAGATGCATCAAAGCTTACTCACATAACTGCTTCTTTTGATATGACCAGCCCTAATTATTTTGCAAACGTGTTCAATACAAATCCTTTCAAGATAGAAGAAGAAGGACACCTTCTTTACTCACATTATGACATATACCCAGATTTAGCAGTAGTTACAGGAAGTGGAGCTATTACTGCGGGTGTATACGCTGATGGATTATTAAAGACAAAAGAAGATATTGGTTTATTACTAACTTCATCTATAGTAAGAGACACTGGGTCTGGCTTAGTACCTAATTATGAAGACTTTGAGGATAGATTTTCTCACGCCAAGTCTCCTTTTATAATTTCTCAAGGTTTTGGTTCAGTACCTAAAGATTTGTTTAGAATTCATTTACTTTCACCAGGTGAAAACACATCAAATAAATTTAAATTTTCAATTGAAAATATTAGAAAAGCAAACACATCAAACAAAGAATACGGAACCTTTGATTTAATTGTTCGTTCGTTTAACGACACTGATGAAGAACCTAGAGTTTTAGAAAGCTTTAGAGGTTTATCTTTAAATCCGGGTTCAGACAGATACATCGGAAGAGTTATTGGCGATCAAAACATATATTACAACTTTGATGTAGTTAGTAACAGCCAGAAAATTATAGTTGACGGAAACCACCCAGTGAGGTCTAGATACATAAGGGTTGAGATGTCTAGTGATGTTGAGGACAGCAATGTTGATATATCATCACTGCCGCTTGGTTTTAGAGGGCCTAATCACTTAGTTACCAGTGGTGCATTACTAAATCCTTCGCCTGATGCTCTATGGACAACTTCAGATATTGTGCAATCACTTAGAGAACCTCCTATTCCTTACAGAGAAACAGTTGCACAAGGTGTAGGTATTACTAAAAAGTCTGACCAACGACTATTCTGGGGAATTCAAACAACAAGAAAGACAGACGTAACTAAACCTAACTTAATAGGTTTACCTGATTCGTCTTTCCAGTCTTTTGTTAAGCATTTTCCTTCGCATAGAACAGATGTTATTAACTTTTCTGCAGGTAATAATGCAGGTGTTGCTGACGTTAACGGGACAATATTAGATAGTGATAGGTTTAATAATAATAAGTTTACATTAGAAAATATTTTAGTTCGAACTGGATCTGACACATTAGCAGATCCTGAATATTGGTTAAGTGCATCATACACACGAAACGGAAATATTGCTACTAACGACGACAACAAAACAAGGGCATTTTCTGTTGACGACTTGGGCAAAGTAGCAAATATTAAGTTTGCTAAGTTTACATTCATGGCGCAAGGTGGATTTAACGGTGTTAATATATTTGACGAAGAAAAATCAAAATTATCAAATACAGCTGTTAAGAGAGAAATGGATGATGGTGCAGGTACAGCAGACAACGCTGTTGCTGCGTACAGAAAAGCAGTTGATATCATGTCTTCGAAAACTGATGTGGATATTCAAGTTCTTGCCATCCCAGGATTAAGACACTCTTCTGTGACAGACTATGCATTACAAAAAGTAGAAGATAGATTTGATGCAATTTACATTATGGATGTCGAGGAAAGAGATCAAGTTAATACTGTTATAACATCATCAGTTCAAAAGCCTCATGTATCTAACACAGTTACTGCGTTTAAGAATAGAGCACTGGATTCATCTTTTGCAGCTGCATACTTTCCTGATGTGACTGTAACAGATCCCAATACTAATACATTGATTCAAGTACCACCTTCAGTCGCTGTTTTAGGTGCTTACTCACTTAACGATAGGGTTGCACATCCGTGGTTTGCACCTGCTGGTTTTGCTAGAGGGGCACTAAATGCTGTCGAAATGGCATCTGTCAGGTTAAATAGAACAAACTTAGACGATCTATACGAAGCAGATATTAATCCTATCACAGCTTTTCCAGGAACAGGCGTTACTATCTGGGGACAGAAAACACTCCAGTCAGCAAACTCTGCGTTAGATAGAATCAACGTAAGAAGATTATTAATTAATGTTCGAAGAAAAGTTAAAAATGTTGCTAATACTTTGTTATTTGAGCCAAATAGAGAAGAAACTTTAGAAAAATTCACTTCTTTAGTTAATCCAATTCTACAAAGAGTACAAGAACAAAGCGGAATTGACCGTTATAAAGCAGTTATTGATACATCAACAACCACTCAGGCTGATGTTGAGAATAATACAATACGTGGTAAGATATACTTACAACCAACCCGTTCAGTTGAATTTGTGGCACTAGATTTTGTTGTTACAAATGCAGGTTCAAATATCTAATAAGTAGATATATATAAATAAGATTATAGGAGATTAAAATGGCAGAAACACTTTCAGTCACAGATATGTTACCAAACAAGTTCGAACCAAAAAGAGGTTATCGTTGGGTCCTTGCGATTGAAGGTATTGACTCATTTTTAGTGACTTCAACTAAACGACCGGACATTAGCTTTCAGTCTAGTGACATCAAGTTTATCAATAGTTATCGGAAGATATCAAACGGAAAAGGAGTCTGGTCAAGCATTACAGTTGACCTTCATGACCCTATTGCTCCTTCTGGGGCACAACAAGTAATGGAATGGATAAGAACACATTATGAATCTGTTTCAGGGCGTGCAGGATATGCTGATTTCTATAAAAGAGATCTTCAATTAAAAATGTTAGATCCTATTGGGACAGTTGTTGAGTTGTGGGACATTAAAGGTGCACAGATACAATCAGCTAACTTTGGAAGTTTAAGCTACGATAGTGACGATATTATGAAAATTAGTTTAACACTTGACGTTGATAACTGTGTATTACAATTCTAATCAATAATAAGTTTTTACAAATCAAACTAACTCTTGTATACTTTACAGGAGTTTTTTTTTGGAGAAAATAATATGATCAACGGCATTCCGCAAAACAACGTGATGAAAGATGACTTTAATTGGGAGGTACCTGTTGAAAGTATACCTTTACCTACTAGAGGCATTATTTATTCACCAGATAGTTTACTGTTTAACACAGAAACTTTACAAATAAAAGCAATGACGGCTAAAGAAGAAGATATTCTGACTAGTCAAGCTTTTATTAAAGAAAATATTGTTGTTGAGAAGCTAATAGCTTCTTGCTTAATTGAAAAATCAATTGATGTTAATCAAATGATAACAGGTGATCGCAACGCGCTGATGGTTTCAATTAGAGTAACAGGTTATGGCGCTGATTATAACATTTCACATTCATGTGGAAATTGTGGTCATAATAACAATATTAATGTTGATCTTTCAAAGCTTGCTATTAAAAGATTGACAACAGCACCAATTGAGGAAGGCAAAAATATATTTGAATATACGTTGCCAGTGACTAAAAAAGTTGTTCGATATAAGTTTTTAACTGGTTACGACCAAAAAGAAATAGCAATTACAGAAAAAAGATTAAAAAAGGCCGGCGTTACTTATGACAATACAGTTACAAGCTTTTTAGAAAACACTATCTTGGCAGTAGATGGTGTTACAGATAAAAACAAAATTAAGCATTTTGTAATTAATATGCCCGCATTAGATAGTAGATCTCTCAGACAGCACATTCGGCAATCTGAGCCAGGAATCGACATGACCTGGAATTATGACTGCAGCGATTGCAATCATAGTAATGATATTGCCTTGCCGATAACCAGTGAGTTTTTTTGGCCCAATACATAGTTGGAGAGAAATAATTCTCGAAGAATTTTTCGCCCTCCAGCTCCACCTCAATATGTCATACTCCGAGGTGCACCAGTTACCCATCCGATACAGGAAATGGTTTCTAGGCAGACTTGTGAAACATTTTAATCAGAAAAACGATGCTATGGATTCTGCTAGAAACAATAGTAATAGGTCACGACAGCAAGATAAAGATAACCCTTTATCAAAATTATCACAGTTTGAATCGCAAATAAAAAATAAACTTTAGTAACAGATATTTATGTTAAAGCGAGATAACCTATGTCAGATCAAGAAGAACTAATAAAAGCAATAACATCAGCAATTCAAAACGGATTTAACTCTATAAGACAGGATAGTGGCGGCAGCACTGCAAAGAATACAACCACTGATAGTAGTTCAACGACTGATGATGGAGCAACACCTGCGCCACCG